AGGGTTGACTTATCCATGACTTCACATCCTCCATCGAGCGGAAATGCCGAGCTTCCTCATGCGTACAGCGCCACGGTCCCCACGACAGGAACTCACTGAGCCACCGAGTGCGGCTTCGTGGAAGTGCCAGTACAACGAATGGTGGCGGCGAAGCGAAGCTCCGCTCAAACGAGAGTGGCAGACCCAACGACCGCTCCAGTGTTCACATTGTAGAACGTCACGACAATAGGATTTGGCGCGAACGATGTTTGGATGCCGTAGACCATATTCTGCGGCGCGGAGTACTGGCCGCCAAGCTTCCGCCAGAGCTGTTGGAACAGATAGAACCACGGCTGAGCGAAAGTGAATGTGGTGTCAGCATCGGGGTTTGAGGAGTCCGTGACAACGCCTTGGTTTAGCGGAACCCCTGCTTGTTGCGCGGTTGCCAACGTGAAGCTCCTTCAGACTTTCGTGATTGTCGCATCGAGCCACGCGCCATTCAGCGCGGCAGGCCCAGCGAACGACCAACTAAGCTCAAAGACCGGCCACCTGCCGAGTCCGAGATTTTGCCACTGCGGAAGGATGCGATAGGACGCTTCGATGGCGTCGCCCTTGTTGGTCACTTGGGCGGTGGTTTGGAGGATGTTGTTTCCAAAGGTCCGCCCCCGGTCGACACTGAGCCGAAGGGCCAGTTGGGGCGGCTCATTGTTCGGCCCTAACGGCCCATCTCCACACTGAAAGTCCGCGGTGAAGGAATTGAGCATAATGCCCTTCCCATTCGCTAGGGCAACGTTATCCCCGTCACCAACGCCGCGCACCTGCGGGAACGTCCGGATGCGCGGGATGGGCCTTGCTACGACACCTTGGCCGTCCCCGAGGTCCACATCCGCCGCGTAGTAATCCGGCGACACGTTGTACAGCGTCCCGTTCTGCCAATCCTGCCCAAGGTTAAGCCCATTCACCCACGCCATTGCGACGACTCGCGAGCGGCCTAATGTTCCATCGGGCCACTGAAAGACCTCCTGGTGCCACCCGAGTTGGGGGTCGTTCAGAGTGATGTCGAAGACCCATGTTTGGTTCCCCGCCGGGAACGTGAGTCCATAGAACATATGCCCATCCCGCATGAAGACGAACCCGACGGCGTCGGAGATTTGTGTCATCTGTTGGATGGCATAGCTGAGTGCATAGTTCGACACCACTTGGGTTTGGTATCCACTCTGACGGAGCACTACCCCAGCGCCGAGTTCGGACTGCCCCAACCAGAACACCCCCTTGTCGATGAAGGCGATGGAATACGGGGCAACACACCCGAACTCGATGTACGCGCCGGGCAGGATCGCGAACGGAAAGAGCGGATTCCCGGCGTTGTAGTGAATCTCGCCGCGGGTGTTTCCCAGCAACACTATTTCCCGTTGCGACACCACCAATGTATTGATGAAGTCCGGATAGCCATCCTTCACTCCCACAAGGGTGTTGTTGAACGCGAGAGCGCCTTGCGTCGTACAGCCGTATTCGTTTGTGAGAGGGTAGTTCCACAGCAAATACCCGTCCAGGAAGTCAACCCGCGTAGCGCCAATGAAGGCCCCAGTGGGGTCCACAATCTCCTGGAACCCCGTGTTCGTCTGGATGTCCCACGTGTAGCCCTTAGTGGAGTTGTCGACCAGAAATGCCTGGACCCCGTTGTCCCGCATGGAACACATGTAGGACGAATTTTCGCTCAACGTTCCGAGGAGCTGAAGGTGGCTGTTGGGCAGGATCGCGTAGACATTCACTCCGACGACTTCGTAGCCATTGTTGTTGGAGGCCCGAAATACCCCTCTTCCTGTTCCTGCGACGGGAGGCACAATAAGCGACTTCAGCCCCGCCGTCGGATAATGCGTCTGGCGATGCGGGTTCCCTCTCGCAGGCTCGGGGAACAAATTGATGCAACGTTCGGAGGACCCCAGCGTCGACCGGGTCGCGTAAGATCCTCCGACGAGTTGAAGTAGCATGGGCGAAGCCCCGAATGTCGCTTACGACGCGACGGCCTGCTGCTTCCAGACGCCAATGGTGGTGCACATGAACGACAGGGTGTACCCTGACGCCAGCGTGATGGGTGTCGCGTTCGCCGTCTTCGTGACGGTAGTATTGGCGACAATCTGGTCGAGCGCGGAAGCGTTGTTCACATTCGGTGACTGGTTGGCGTAAATCCGGGCGGTATTGGCCCCGACATTGTTCACTTGCACTTGCGCCCCTGGAATCGCAAACGGCAACTGCACAGAGTCATTCGTTGTGGCGACGGTGGTGATTTCGGTGACATTGTAGCCAAGCACAGGGGACCCAGCTTGGGCACCTCCTGCCAGCGCCGTGATGCCATTCTGATACCCACACACGAAATTCGCCAGGTTCGTCAGCGCACCCCGCGAGATGAGAGCCTCACCGAACTTGCCATAAAAGTCCGACATGAAATTAAAGAGTGAAATCGCCATTGAGATGCTCCTCTGTCGCGGGCGGGGGTTTCTTCGTGCCGCTCCGTCGCTTACGTCGGACCGGACTGGTCCGAGAAGATGTTATACATACCGGGGCGAGGGTATAGCCCCGGCGGAATGCCCAGTAGCGGCATCTGCACATTGCCCTGTCGAATCGTGTTGAGGGCGTCCTTCGCTTGCCCCGCAAGGATGTCCCCTGGCATCATCGGGATGCCGTACTTCGGCCGGACTTCCATCGCGATGTTCTTCACGAGCGCGCGGTAGTACTCGAAGGGGAGGTTCAGCACAACACTGAGGGGATCGGCGGCGAGAGAGAACGCCTGGGGGAGTTGTTCCCGTACGGTGATCCCAATGGAGTAGATTCCCGCTTGCGGCCACGGCCAGACGTAGAGTCCTCCGAGAGGCCACGCGGGATCATAGTAACAGATGAGAGAGAAGTTCGTCAGCCCCTTCATCCGGATCATGTTGTAGTCTTCCAGCGACGGCAGGAGCCGGAGCGGATAGTCCACTGGTCCGTTCGGCGCAGCGACGAGCTGACGAAAGAACGCGGACTCGATTCGATTCGGCCGCGAAGTGAACCCCTCAGCCCCGACGGAAATCTGTGGGGGAGTTCCTGCCGCAGGAGTCGGCCCGACAGTGTACGGAACGGGGTTCCCATTCAGGTCGATCGATTGTCCTGTTGCCTGAACGACGTACGTCTTGAGGTGCCAAATGAGCCACCGCTTACGCTCCCAGCCCTGCAGGAGCCACATCCCCCGCGCAGAGGCATCAAGCAAATCTTCCGAGAGCGGGATCATCCCGATTCCGAGCGCCCCGCTGTCGCGAAGCGCCGCAGTGAGGAGATCGCCCCAGGTGGTCTTGACAGGGTTCTGGGTACTCAACGAGGGGACTCCTTCATCGCGGCGCTTCGGACGTCACGGAGGTCAGACGAGTCCGGCCTTTGCAACAGCGGAAGCGGCTTTCGAGGGCGGAACGAATCGGGCTTCGGTGTCGTCAAGTGCGGACTGGTTCCGCTTCGCCTCCTCGAGCATCTCCGTGAGGACCCGATTCTTCTCTTCGAGTTCCGAGATGAGCGAACCAGCGGAGACGGGGGGAACCGGCAGCGGGCGAAGCCCCTGTTCCTTCCGCCAGGTTTCGTTGGCCGCCTTGATCGCCATCGCCGGGTGTTTGTGCCAACCTTCGGCGACGGCATCTGCTAGTTCCGCATCATTCGCGACGACTCGGGAGATAATTTCCCACTGCTCTCCGAACATCTCAACGGTGCCATACGGCGTCCGCTCTTTTGTGCCCGGAACACTAACACGCTCCTCGCCGCGGGGATGATATAGCATCATCGGGAATTTCACCGGCCCTGCGTAGAGTGGTTGCCCATCCTTGTTCCGCGAGTTCGGGTTCGCTGGATTCTGCGAGAAGTACCCCGAAGCCTCCATCGCGTCGTATATGGTGAACCTGTCGCCATTCTTCAGTGTCATTAGTGGGGCTCCCTGTTGTCGAAGTTAAGGGGGGTTCTGTAGGGCGATTTCGGATCAACAACTCCGCCCGATGGCGCCCTCGGCTCCCCGGTAGTCGGATCAAAGGGCACATTCGGAGCAGCGCCGGGGACAGGACTACGCACAGCACCGGCCGATGGCGACTCTTGCGGGATCGAAGAAGGCGAGGACGAACGCAGGGGGTTCGCCTGCGGCATCGGAGGTTGTGGAGCCGACGAAATTCCCGGAACAGGCGTTCCGACAGTCCCAAAAGCTGCCTGCGGGTTCACCCCGCGTTCCGAAACGCCACCCGGAGCCTCACTCGCCGGGCCATTGGGGCCGAAACCCGTCTCGGGCGAAGTGAAACCCCTGTCATCGACGAAGGTGTTAGTGTCGAGGGTAGGAACTTCGGGCGCCGAAGCGTTGGAGGCTTCGGGCGACACGTACCCCACAGGAACGCTGTCCGACGTGTTGGGGTTGTACGTGGCGAGCGGAGCGTCATTCGGCGCCACGTCGTTGGGCACACCCATCGGAACGTCAAACCCCGCCGGGCTCACCCCGCCGGAGTTCAGTGGCGTCGGAGGTTCGCCAATCGCATGAAGCGGCTTTAGCGAACTGGTCCCGCGGAGCACTCCCGCTTGTTCCGCCGTAACGATCTCGAAATTGATCCCCTGGCGGGCAAGGTGGCCAAGCCATTCTTCGATGGGGCCGAGCGCAGCCAACACTTGGCCTTCTTTGTGCGAATGCGAGCCAAACGTAACGGCGGCCCATTCACGGAGTTCGGAGATTCTCATCAGCGGTGTTCCTTCTGCTTCGGAGGGGGAGGAGACTTTCCGGCGACCTTGAGGTCCGCCGGTTTGACCATCTTCTTGATGAGGGCTTTGTCTTCGCGCTCATCGGAATGCGAGGGTTTCTTCATCTGCGACGTTCCTTTTAGTTAGGGGGCGCCTGAGTGGACGCCCCCTGCTTTGCTGCATAGATCAAACGACGTCAGCAACAACTACAGCCCATTCCGGCCGAATCCACAGGTAGCCGTAGAGGACGTCGAGCCTCGTGGGCATCTGGTCAGTGTTGATGATGTACTGGGTGAGCATCCTCATGCTGATGCCATCGAACTCAGCCCGCGAGGCTTCATGCACCCCCCTCGGAATCTCCAAGTCCGCCACCGCCAGCGTGACCGCCTCGGGGGCAAACGCAAAGTTCTTCCGATACGAAGTCGACGCAACAAGGCCGTTCGAGGGGTTCACGGCGGCACCATTGATTGGCGAAGCCGTCACAGTCTGAAACTGCACAGCGTTGCCCCCGACTGCCGGGACGATTGCGGGGAACAATGG